TGATCTCCTAATCCTTCCTCAAATTTAAAACCTAAATTACCATATCTATCAGTTAGATACTTAACAGCATCAACTTCATCGCCTCCAATTAGATTGGAGTTGATATCTTTGAATCCAAGTTTACTGTATTCTTCTTTTGTTTTTAAAACATCTAAACCAGCGTTCTGTTTGAACTTAGCATTTAATGTCTTAATCGCTCCTTCACTTGTGATTGTAGTCCAATCAGAGTATTCTCCTTTTTCATTTGGTACACTACGTTGCCAGATATTATCTACTACTCGATATTTATTTTCTTCTTTACCTGTTAATCCTGTAAATACTTTGGCTTTAGCTATATCTTTATATTTTTCTGTTTCTTTACCTTTTACAGATGCATCAATTACACCGCCATCTTCAATAGATATTCTTTTATAATTTGCTACATTTGGCATATTGTAAGCAGTCAAGTCCATGTCGTACTTAGCTTGACTCTCTAATACTTTGATACGTTTAGCAACGTCACCTTGCTTTAATGGCTGGAATTTAGTTCCACCAGTCGGGTCAATATACCACTGCCCGTTTTCCTTCTTGTAATTCGCTTTTAAATTACCTTGGTACTTATAGATTCCGTCTTGTCTTGATGAATCCGAAGACTGTTTTTGAGGAGTCTCTGTAGTACCCGAAGAACCAACCGAAGGCTTTGACACCTCTGTAGAAACTTTTTTTTTTAAATTAGTCTTAACTTGAAACTGATTATAATCTAATTTCTTAGAGAACTCAGGATCACTTTGAGCTAAAAAATCATACATTTTTTTAGAGTAGTTACTATCTGTAGATAACTTGCTAGTAAATTGACTCTCGCTAAGTTTCTTAGCAAACTCAGGATCATTTTGGGCTAAAAAGCCGTAAAGTTTTGATGTATATTCTGGCATATTATTAATATTATGATGTTGGCACGCTACCTGCTGTTATTTTTGGAGTATCACCTTCGCTGCTTTGACCTCCTCCCATTTCTTCGGAGTAAAATTTATTGAATTTATCTAAGTCTTTTTCAAATAATGACCAAACTCGTTTAGCATCAAAAACAACCTTTGGTTTAGCACTTTTAGCTTTATCTACAGTTTTTCCGTCAGCCTTGAATTTAACTTCTGAATTTTTATAAACATCATAGCCTCCAGCAGCTTCAGTTTTTAAAATAATTGGATCACCATTTTTGTCAAATAATGTTCTACCATTTTTGCCTTTCTCGTAAGTTACTTTAACTCTAGGAACAAAAGTCCAATCCCCTCCTACTGCTGTTGCTAGTTTGTTTGCGGCAGCCTTTTTGTCTGTAGTATTAAATGCACTTCTAGCTACTCTATATAATTCTCGATCAGCATTTTCCTCTTTTTGAATATCATACTTTTTATTAGCAGTCAAGTCATCATCACCACCCCCGCCTCTAGAGCCATACCCTGGAGCATAATCTTTTTTAGTTCCAAACTCTTGCTCAATTTCTCTATCAAGAATAACTTGAGCAGCTTTAATTTGAGCTGGAGTATATTTCCCACTTATTTGACCATCGTCATTTTGTTGGAATAAAACTAAGTCATCTTCAGTTGCATCTGGTTTCTTTATTCTCAGTTCTTCTAAAGCTCTTGTTTTATCACCCTCACCAAAATAAGGAGCAAACCCACCGTAATCAACTAATATTGACCCAATAGCTCTAGGATTTGACATAATAGATCCTACCACTCTATCCTTACCTTGTTCAAATAACTCAGGTTTAGTTCTAATATCAGTTAAACTATAGTTTTGGTTCTCAGCCCAATTTTTAACACTAGCTGATACAGATCCAGGTAAATCAAATTTATCATATCTAACCCCCATTAGGTTACTTAATGATTTTATATCTTGGTATGCTATTGGTTGTTTCTTATCATTGAACACCGCTAAAGATATTCTTCCATCATCATCTACAGCAAAAGCTTTATTACCAAGATCGTTAAGTCTTCCAAAGTAATCTACAGTAGCAATCTCTATACCTGACCCAGCATTAGCAGGATCATTTGTTTGTTGACGAGCTACTGCTTCAGCATACTTTGCATCTACTCCTTTTATATACTGAGCAGTAGAGCTCCAGTAATCTTGAATGTTTGCTACAGATGATTTATATTTTGTTCTAGATATCTCACCTCTTTGCATAGCATTATAAAGCTCATTTATCTTAGAACGAATAGCACTTGCTCCATAAGAAACAGTGTCTATGTATGTTTTATTAGTTAAGTTTAAATCCTTAGCTACTTCTGCTTCAGCGCTCTTCTTAAATTGTTCGTTTTCAGCCCTACGAGCAGTACGCATTCCAGTCGCAACAGCAATACCAGATGATAAGCTGCCCGCAGCTTTAGTCCAGTCTATTATCTGGTTCTCTTCACCGCGATTGGATACGTATAATTCTAATTCGTTTATTCTTGAAGCCATTACTGAACGTATTTACGATATTTTAATTTATCTGGGTATCTTACAGCAAGGAATTTTCCTTGTTCGATAGGATCTGTTAACTTCATGAAATCAGCCTTGTCAATTGGGCTTAATTTCTCTACATCTGTGTAGTCCCACTTTTCAATAGCTCCTAAAGCACCAATTCCTGTACCTAATGCAGAGAATGCGCCTTGAAGAGCTTGATTACCAGCTAACTCAGCATCTGCCATTTGCTCAGCTGCAGCACTTGCCTCAGCAGCGCCAATCTTAAAGTCACGTTCAGCATCTCTAGCATTGATACCAGCTTGAGCTTCAGCTTGATTCATATCACGTTGGTATCTCATTTGATCCAGGTTAGCAGCAACATCTAGCTCAGCTCCACGCAATCCTTGGTTTAGCGCTGTAACACCTCCAATAACTCCTTCAGCTCCTGCACCTTGCAATGCCGCTAATGTATCTGCGCCTTGTTGGCTAATTTGTTCCATAGCCATTTTAGACCCTAGCGTTGGAGTCTGTACTGCTGCGAATGGATTTTGTTCTTGTATTGCTTTAAGTCTATCAACAGCTAATTTTCTAGCCTTTGCGGCTTCTTTAGAAAGTTTTAGCTGATTTGAGTACTGAATAATACCGCCTAATGCTGATAAACCTGCTGTTGCGGCGCCTAAAAATGCTCCCATATTAAATATTTATGAACTTCAAAGTTACGAAAAATTATAGTACTTTAATTATGTAAGCTCAATTTTTACGCCTATAATTGGTTCAAAGTTATGGAAAAGACTTGAATATTGATGATTCTACAGCAAATAATTCTATATAATTTGTGTTTGTTACGTCAGACTCTAGCTCTAAGTTTAAGTAGAATCCTCTCATACCGTATGACTCAGCAGCTTTATTCTTAGCTACTACGATGAAATCAGCAGCAGTAACTGTACCTGTAGAAAGCGTAACGGTATTTGCTGTGTATGAGACAATATTTCCTACATACACAAACGCGTTGGCTACAATTTTATAGATACGATCTCCAATAGCAAGAGTACTGAGATCGATATTGTTAGTAAACGTGATAACTGGTGACGCAAAAGATAACACAGTTCCAAGCCCTATTGTTGAACGTAACTTAGAGTCATCGTCGCTTATCACTAAACTGTCAAGTCTTCTCAAGTAAGACACAAAGTCGTCCTCTTTCTTAACGAAGTTAGTATGCGGATTGTAACCTTGACCCATGTCAGTATCATACGTAGCTGACCATGCATCGTTACTATCGATAGCTAACGTTTTGAACATCTTAGTTTCAGTAGGAGCGTCGTTGATAACAGTCTTAATTTTAGACGAGTAGTTAGTTCCGTAAAATTGATTTCTACTTGGATTGGTGTCGTGAGAATAAATCTCACCGTTCTTAAACGTGTAAAGTCTATTCTTAAATCCAATCATCCAATCTGGATGGTACGAGTATCTTGAAACCCAACCTTGTGTTCCTCCGTCTCTTCCGTTATCAAATGTTAATGTTTCTAACATACGTGTTTGTCTATTACTGTTCCGTAACTATCTACTTGAATTGAGTAAGTAGAAGCGTCAATATTATACCAAAGTTTACCACCTACAAATGGAGTGGTAGCCTTCATGTCTACAAAGATAGTATCATTTAAGTCAGGAATCAATCCTGTTTTACTGTTGTGGTATAACAAGTCGTAACGTGGTGTTAATGAACAAGCTAAAGCTCCAGTCTCCATAAAGTCATTCACGTCAATTGCAAATGGAGTCAAGTTGAATTGAGACTCAATAGCAATATCAATAGTAACCTCTAAAGAATCTCCAACACAGTTAGCTGCAATTATAGTAAGTGACCAAGTACCAGTCGCTTCAGTTTGACCACTAAGTATTCCGTTGTTGAATGTAATACCGCTAGGTAAACCTGCGTTCTGATACAATCCTACAAGCTCAACAGAGCCCGTTCCTGTAACTAAAACAGGTAAGGCATCTGAATATACATTTTGTGTTTCAAATGCGCTTACAGTCGCTCTCTGAGGATTACCGTTAACGTCGTCGTAAGTAAAGATAGCTCCTTTTTCATTTCCACTTAATAAGTAGTCGTTGAATGGAGTTACAATACTCCAAGAAGTAGGATTGTTCTCAGCCTCAAACTCAAGATAAACTCGTTGGTTTTGAACTAATGTAATGTCACCTTGCGTAATAACTGGTCCTAACGTTTCGCTACATCCACCTTGATCGTTTGCTAAAACATCACCTGTTTCATTTAAGCTTACGTATTTAGCGGCTGGATTTGGCACAGTCATAAGAGTGGTACTAACTACATGATATGAATTGCTTCCATTATATAGAGCTGTTCCAGTTGAATTTGTGAATATGATATCTCCAGCTACAGGAAGTGAACCTGATCCATTATGCCATACGTTATTGTTAATCGCGATTTGAGATAATACGTTACTTAACGTACCGTCCTCATCACATATAAAGAATCTTGTAAGTCCAGGGAATGTAGGCGTAGCTACGAATGTCATTGCTAAAGCGTTGGTATTTACGAATACAACCTTAGCTTCATTGATTTCGCTAGAGTACTTGAAGAACTTTAAGTTACCTGACGTTGAGCTAGTCGTAACGCCAGTGTCATTTACAATCTCTCCGTTATAAAACAGCACCACTCTACCGCCAGGATTATTCACTGAATACGCTACATTTACGTTTCCTACAGCACCTGTAAGTGGAATATTTATAATCTTGTTTTCAATAGAAGAAGAACCGTAAGTTACTGTATCGCCTAGTTCAACTATGTTTGTGTAGTCAAAAACAAGGTATAAAGCTCTAAAGTTATTAGGGTTGTTATAAGTAAAACTACCTTGAAGTCTGTCGCCAATAACACTTAGTGATATTTGAGTTCCTTCAGACATAATTCTTTCTCTACTTAAGTTCAAGTCATTTGAAACCAAGTAGTAGCAACTATTATTTAGGTTGACATCGATACCATCTGCGTAAACAGTAACCAAGTCGCCTTCAGCTGGATAGATATCGCTACCTCCAACACCGATGTTATCCTCATACAAGGTAACACCGTTATTATTTTCTTCCGCTGTAAACGTATACTCTACGCTACTTCCGTATTTAAAGCTTTCTGATAATCGCATCGTCTCCTACATTATTATAAATTACATTGAATATGTCTATAACCTTACCGTTTGTTTGCGTTAGCGTGAAGCTATACGTCGTGCCACAAGCGATAATATTCACTCCTATTTGTCTTGAAGCTCCAGTTGTGTTAGCAGCTACAGTACCTCTGATTTGTCTGTCACCGAATCCACTAGTTTGGTTTAATGTCAACCATGATGTACCGAAGCCTAAATCCACTAATTGAAGAGACCATCCTAGTGTAGCTGACAAATAGAATAAGTTCAAGTTAGTCGCTGCTAGTCTAGTGATAGTTTTTGTACTTGGCTCAATCTTAATCTTACAAGGTAAAACAGACTCGTCGTTCATCGACAAGACATAAACCTTGTTATATGGATCGTACACACCGAGTTTTTGAGTGTTTAAGTTTGAGATAAATAAGTTCTTGAAGTAGAACTCCATACCCATAGATGAAGCTTCAGCTATTTGCGCTCCGTTAAGTTGCAAAACAACACCACGGTAAGCATCTGTGAAGAATATATCGTCACCCCAACTAGCAAAACTCTCTGGGTTGTTAGAGATACCATACTCGTAAGGATACGCAATCTGAGTTCCTAATACTTCTGGAACAGTCACAACTGAACCACCTCCAACAGCGTCAGATATTAAGTTCTTACCGAATAGAACTGAACTAACTTTATTCTCTTGGAATGTAAGTAAGTCGGTATCACGCGCGTAAATCTTTTGAATTGAACCGAATGATTTATCAAGGTACTTGAAGTTAGCAATGCTTAAGTTAAACTCATTCAATCGGTTGATTGATGTTGTCTCTCTGTATACACCACTGTATGTAAGTGCCTCTTTATTATGACGCTCCTCGTAATCTTCAATAACTGAAGTAGCTCTAGGAGAGTACTCTAGCGTTGATTGGTTGAAGTCATCTTTAATTCTGTTTGACTCGTGACCATTACCCCAAGTGTAAGCATTGTAATTGCTATTCTTGTTGTTAGGATTATTAATGATAACTACAGCAGGATTAGTTGTGGTATTCAACTGATTAGAATCAATTGAGTTATGCGCAACTTCACCTGGCGTAACTGGACCTGACCCTGGGAAAGCAACGTCAACTACTATTGTGTACATATCTGGTACGCTAAGAACTGTTAACGCTCCGTTTAACGCAGGAACAGATGTAGTAACATAAACTGTCTCACCTACCTCAAAGTCATGAGGATAAGACGGAGTAAGTTGCTTAAGTGCAGTCTTACCATTTAACGCTGGATCAGATGACGTGAAGAAAGTGTAGTCTTCGTAGTCCCATTTAACTCTGTGATTTGCTCCAGATGTTTTGTATGTTCTACTTAATTCATGGAATATCTCTAGGTCATTTTGCTTAGGAATAGTCTCCATAATTGTAGGAGATTCTTGCTGTTGAATTTTGAACGCTACTCGGATGTGGTTTTGATCATCTTGATCATCAGTGACTCCATATCCAGCAATAAACATTCTCACAGGATAAGACATAGTGGTTATACTCGCTGCGCCACCCTGGTCTACGGTATTTGATAAATCAGAACCATTAGCTGTACCAACAAGCATCTGATATGTTCTACCTCTTCTGAAAGATACTCTTTTCGCTCCAACATTGTTTCCGTTTAAGTCGTGCTGTATAAATGTTTGGTAAGCTCCAGACTCTACAAACCACTCTTCGATGTTAGCATAATTTCTATCAGAAGGAGGAAATACTTGCTGTTGTATATATGCGTTTGAATTAAATGTATCCTCAACAATTTGTAAGGTTATAATAGCACCTACGTTAATTTGTCTGTCTGTTTCTACAGCATTATTTGGAGCCCATAGCGGACCAGGTATAATAGCGTAACCACCAACAGAGTCATATTTAGCAGCTTGTAATGTTGATAACCCATATCCACCAAAATAATTTTGTTCTGGAGTAGAAAACCCAGATAAAATAACCCCTCTACAGCTAACTTTCCATATATCTCCGACTACAAATCCTGTTGCTGTTGAAAACCTTACATTGTAAGCTGTACTGTTTCCAGTATTATTTAATATAGGTATATTCGTATTAGCAACAATTGGAACGTTTTGCTGTATGAATGGACCTGTTCCGTCAATATTAGTTGTGTACCTAAACGTTGTTGGAGAGTCTATCTCGATTGTGTATCGTAAGTTTCTTGCGTTGAAATATTGATTGTTATTTGCTATAGTTAATACCGATCCATTACCATTACCATAAAATATCGGGTTTTCTGCGCAAGCAAAATATGAAGTTATAGGGCTAACTGGTATCTCTGGATTAGTTCCAAGTTCTACAGGTCCTATAGTTGTACCAGTCCCATCTCCAATAGACGTGTAATTATACAACGAATTAGGATCGAACTCGTTAGCACTATTTACTTTTATTTTTAAGTAAAGTCCAGCGTATTCGCTCATCGCGGTAGACGAAATGAAGTCAGCTTCTTTTAGCGCAATCTCTAATACTTTATATTCCTTCACAGTATTTGTGATACCGTTTGCATCAGACTTAAACGTAATGTAATCTCCAACAGTAACTTTATCTCTATCTGACTCATTTATAAGGAAGTAACGGTAGTTACCGTCTTTGTAGAATAGTATTGGAAATAAGTTGTAGTAGTTGTCTTTTGATTGCTTGATAACTAAACGCCAGTTAGTCGCCCATGTAGGAGCTGGACTTTTAATCACAACTTTAATTCCATTAGCCGTAGCCGAGTTTGTCGGTGGAATATATATCGTGTTGTTAGGCGCATCCATAACTGTAGACATTCTACCGTACTCATCCGTGTACACAATACCAATCTCGTAGTCTCTATTTGATCGGAATGTTCTTAGTGGATTCGTAGTTGTAGGGAATACACCATCTACATTTGAAGCTACCTCCAACTTAAACTTAGCGTCTGGCACATCGTAAAATTCAGTATAGTTACCAAACATTAGTCGGCTACCAACAATATCCTGTGCTTTAGCTGTAAGTGGTACGTTATCGAACAGTCGCCCAATTTGGTCTGATGGTAACGTAGAATATGTTTTGTTATTGCTAAACTTGTTGAATGTGTATGAAACATCGTTAGCAATACTTAGTTCTTGTTTATTAAAGCTTCCAACAATGAATATGTTTTTGCTTCTTGAATCCAACATAATCAACTGAACTTCTGTAACAAACTGATTTCCAGTCTCGAAAGTTAAGTCAACGTAGTTGTATTTGTTTTGCATTGATACATTGTATCCAACTTGTGGATCTACATTGTAATTACCTGGAGCAAATGCAGCAGGCGTAAATGGACTCAATGAACTGTACTCGTTGTCAATGTACTTGAATCTGTACGCGAAGTAAAGAAACTTATCCGACATATTGTTAGATTGAGTACCGTCGCTACCCATAACAATGTATGGAGCCATAAGTGGCGGTCGCAAAATAACGTTAATATCGATATCTATTCTTGGATCATTTACAGCGTACGTTCTTGCACGAGAAATATTTATTCTTCTTGGTGGGTTTAATCCATCAGTAAAGAACAATAATCCATTAATGATGTTTATTCCCGTCACAATGTACGTTAAATCAAATCCAAGTTGAGTAACTCCACCGATTCTATTTGACTGTAAGATTCTTGATACAACTCCATTGATTGTATTTAGCTCAAGTATCGCGTCACACTCATCTGATGATAACAACCAGTAAATGCAGTCGATATCCTCAGCGTCAATTGCTCCAATTGTTTTTGCGTTTGTAAGTCCAGAAGGGAATCCTAAAACAGCAGCAGTATTACCGATCTTGGTGTTACCCATTATGTTTTGAACCGAACCTACGTCTGAGTCTTTAGAAGACCCTGGGATAATATTTAATGCATCGACATACTGACCGTTAGGTAGTACGCGCTCATCATAATCTTTATTCATCACCCCAGCGGTGAAATTTCTTGATACTTCCATTATTTAATCCATTTAGATTGATTTCTTAATACCATCAATAAACGTGATGGATGTAAATTGCTTAGACGAATCTTAGCATTACGCAACTTAGCTGTCTTCTCTCTACGTGCTCTATTTACAACGTACTCCTGAACACCAAACTTGTTATCAAGTATCGCCCATTTCATGTACGCATACACAGCCTCTTCAGCTAATTTATTTATAGAAATCTCTCCATCGTCTCCTTTTTCCATACCGTCAGATATGTACTCAAGAACTACGTTTTCATTTGGTATAACTGAACTGAAGTTAATTACTCCACTTTTATTATCTATTCTGAATGTAACGTTACCGTTAGATGTCTCAGGATCAGACCCAAATATACCGCCTACTTGTCTTGTGAAATACCAATCACCGTCAACAAACCAACCGTACTGCCCATTGTATTTTCCATCACCTAAATAAATACGTTGTGTTTGACCTAGTAATCGGTCCATATCTAACTTAGATGCAGTTTCAACAACATTACCAAAAATGTCGAATACAATATCAAGATTATTATCTTGCAAGTATGAGTTGGAATAGTTAGTCTGTTTGTTTTCAATCATTGGGAATAATACTCCATCTTTCTCAAAACTAATACGAACATAGTTCACGTAGTCTGGAGGAAGAACCATTTGGAGTGTATCGCTGATTGTAAGCTCAAGAATCTTTACGTTACGTAACGCATCGTAATTTAACTCCTGGATAGCTCTCTTCGCGTGAAACAGAATATTATATCGCTCAACGTTATTGATTAACTTATCGTTACCGACGTACATCAACTCAAAGTTTGTTACAATATCATTAAGTGATACGTATTGATACGAACCCCAATTCTCGTTGGTAGGTATGTTACCTCCATTCTGGTAGTACTGAAAATCTGTAATATATCCCATTATTGCTCTTGCTTATCTTGTATCTCTTCTGCTTTAGCCATCTGAACAACTTCATTCTCTCTGATTGAAACGCCAGCTAACTGTAATATTCTTATGATTAAGTTCATCTCATCACTCTTCGGCAATTCAAAGTCTTGGTAGTCAGTCGCATTATTATTAAATAACGGAGAGTCATTCACCATGATGTAAGTCCACTTAGGATCAACTGGATAACGTAAGTAGTTAGCCGTAACCAATGAAGTGATAGTCGATGGATATACAGTTATATCATTAGAACTCAATGTGTATGATGGATACAAAACAGATGGAGCAGTCAATTGAGATCCAAGTAAATATAGGATCTTACCATGCGTAACCTTCTCAATCTCAACATTTCCATTGTACGTCAAACGCTCCATCTTATATAAATCAGACGGCACAGGAAACGTGTTTGTCAACGAATCATATACCAACGGTTCTGCTGGTACATTGAATATATCAATTACGCCTTCAATTCTTTTCTTAATATCAGCGTATTCACTTCCATAAATTCTAGCGTTCGTTTTTTGAACAGCCATCGCATAGTTAGTGAAGTACTCCTCGAATATATCACGTTGCGCTTGAATTGCATAATTATTGAACTCATCTGGAGTTATATATCCATTGTTGTCCTTATTGATTATGTCAAGTACAGTATTTCTTACACTATTAATCATAATACAAAGATAAAACAAAAAAAGTAAAAAAGCCCATGAACTAAATCACAGGCTTTCAAAGTTATATAAAAATATGTTATGCTAGTACTTTCGTCAACTGAACAAACAAGTCTTTTCCTTCATTACTTTCTAGGTAAGACTCTAGCGCAGTGTATGCATCCATATCCATTGGAACGACCATTAATCGTTTTTTATTCTCTGGGAAGTTGTTGTAAATTTCTTTACCACCGTTTCTTAATGATAACCATCCTTCAGATACAGCTCGACGAGCTATGTTTTGTTTCTCTAATGATGGGTCTTCAAATAACTCAAGAACTGACATCGGATCACGTTGTGCATATTTCATCATGTCACGTCGAATCTCGCTACTTGTCATGTTATCAACTTTATTTCCAATTAATACACGAGCAACTGATTCCAATACATTGATATCACAATCTCTTGTTTGAACTAAAGCATCTGTAGCAATTTTCAACCAGTCGATTTCTTCTTCAGCAATCTTCTCGTGGTTTAATTCCATATATTTCAATCCATTATCTGGATGGATATCCATAAAGTTTTTTAAACCTACTTCAGATTCATTAACAATCAATACTCCATCTTTGAATTCAATTGGCTCAAGGATAACCTCTCCCTCTTGCTCATCAACAAATGGTGACTCATGATTTCTTGCGTAACGAATAGCTCGGTATTTACCTGTTTTATCTTGCGCAATTAAACGCGTTCTTTTTGTATCTCTTGATGCTAAGATAAAGCTCATTGGCTTTGCATCACCTTTTAAGACATAGATTGTCTCTGACTTTTTTGTTTTCATTTAATATGATTTAAAATTTAATAAAAAGAGAGGGACACTAATGCCCCTCTCTAGTTTTTATATTATCCTTTAAAGATAACAAAGTTATTAGCACCCATTGTACAAAGAGCACGCTCTGACAAGAAGTTAACTTGCATTGCATCCAAATCGCTTGTTTGTGCACCACCAGCTGATCCTGTCATCCATGTTTTGTAACGACGATCTTCTGTTTCAGAAGCACGGTAACGAACGTGTAAGAACGGACGTTTAGCGTTTTGACCCAATACTTGATCGTAAACAGTCATTGTTCCAGCAGGAACTAACACACCATTTACTAAACCACCTTTGATACCACCACGCAATGTAGCGTCGTTTAAGTATTTCCAGTCAGTTTTGTAGAACTCGTATCCACGTTTGAATCCTTTGAATCCTAAGTTCAATGCCATATTCTCATCATTGTCGAATAAACCGTAAGAAGTACCGTTTACACCGTATGAATTTTGAGTAGCTAACATATCGTCGATGTCAAAAGAGAAATCACGATTAACGAACAATACATTCTCTTGGATTGAACCTTGTTTATCTAAACGTTGGATGATTGTATCCCAGTCATTTAAAACACTTGGATTACCACCTGACCAAACGTTACCTTTAGTGCTGATTGCTTCAAATAAACCTTCAGTACCTTTGTTACCAGCATCACCAGTTACATTAATTGCACCTGAGTTAGTCTCAGCAGGAACACCCTCGATCATTGCCATCTCTATGTAGTCATCGTAACGTAAACGAGTTTCATGCTCAGATTTCAAATACCATAAGTATCCAGAAGCACCATTCTCTGTAGTTACCTCAACCCATCCGATTTGCGCCATATCAGAACCTGATACTTCGTATTTATCTTTGATGATGATTGGAGATACCTCACGGATTGATGGTTGAGCCTCTAAAGACCCGTTCATTCCGTTAGAACCTTTTTTGAACTCAGAACCGTAAACGAATGCAGTTGATACAGCAGCAGCAGGAATTGTTTGACCTCCAGCAGCGTAGTAAGCTACAGTAAATGTTAATCCAGATACAGCTGTAATGATAGCCTTGTCAGATAAAGCAACGTTGTTGTTATCAGATAAGAATACAGTTTGTCCAACTCGGAAGTTACAAGCTGTAATACCAGAGTCAGCTACAGTCCAAGTAGCATTATCAGTTCCAGCTACTGTAGCTGTTGTAACATTCACATATTTTGTATGTAAACGTCCTTGCTCTTCCCACTTGATTAAGTCTGAGTTAGACGGCAACTCAGCACCTACTTGACGTAAGAATGAGTTGATTGAGCGATTACCATACTTTTCAAATTCTTTCTCGTAAGTATCTGGTAGATACTGATTCATGAAGTTGTAGTTAGTAATGTAGTTTGTAGGCAATGTTGCCTTAATTGCAGATGGTTGTAATGCTACCCCACCTGATTGTAATGTACCAGCCATGTTTTCTTAATTTTTAGCTTTGTTTTTTAATAATTAACCTGTTTCCTCGCTCAGCGTCAACAGCCTTAATGCTAAACCCTCCATTTTGCACAACTTGAGGTGTATTACGAGACATGTCAATATTTTTGGAACTAGCCTCTAGCTCCTTGGCATTGTCTGCTCTACCCTGCTCATACGCAAATTTAAAAAATTTGTCTGGGTCTAACGCTACAGCAATTGAGCGATGATAAGCTTCAGCATCTTTAAGTTTACCATCTGCATCCAAAAACTTATTAATAAAGTTTAGTACGCTTGACTGTTCAACTTTAATTTCCTCTGTATCTTTCGGCTTGTAAATAAGTTTGTTACCATCTTCAGTTTTAAATCCGAAACCTTCGAAATTTGAAGAGAATAACTCATCTGTTTTTTGCTGAAAGTACTGAGCTTTCTGTTGCTGTTCTTCGCTTTGCTTCGTCGAAGTTTCTTTAGCTTTTCTAAATTCTTCCCAAGCACTCTTCTCTTCTTCTGGAACATCAAGTCCTCTTGACTCAAGAGGAGCTTTGTACTGTTCTTTCAAAGCATTAAGTTCTTTGGTAGCTTTAGCAAGCTCTTTTTTCTTTGCCCGTTCCTTTTTAGAGATGTCAGCATCATCTGCATATTCATCGTATCCAAACTTATCGTTAATCTCTTCCATCAACTCATCACGAGTCAACTCAGGATTCTCATTTGAATACCACTCCAAAAGGACTTGGTCTGGATTCATAGAAGAGTAGTCTTTGTTTAACTTCATAAAGTCATCCAATCCTCTTCCTGTCTCCTTTTTATATTTCTGAAATGCAGCTACATCTTCATCCAACTCTTTTTCAATAACCTTAGGCTCTTGAAATAAGTCATCAAAAGAATTGACTTGCTTTCCATATTTCTTTTCAAAGAACGACTTTACTTTTTCTTCATCAATCTCAATATCAACTGGATCGATAATAGTTTCTTCTTTTTCCTCTGTCTTAATCTCTTCAGCTACTTCAGGAACGATAACATCCTCACCTGCTGCTGCTAATAATTCAGCTTCTCTTACTTGTAATGGCTTTTGTTCAGCATCTTCTACAAGTCTTACTTTAATTTCACTCATTTGATTTAATTTTTACAAAATTAGTAATTTTATTTATTTTATTTTACCACTTCACTTTGTCAGCCCAATAGGCTGCTGACATCTTGCCTTTTGCAATGTTTTTAGCGTGGCGCGCTTTAAATGATGCTCTTCTATTTTTAGCTGCTTCTGACTCACCTTCTTTTCGTGGGCTGCCAGAAACACCTTGTTGTCCGAATCTAATAATCTTCTCGTTACCGTTAGCGCAAGCCTTGACAACGTGAGACTTAGTTGGATGCCCTGGAGTTTTCTTAGGGCTGTTGCACTTCATTTCTTTCTTGTTCAACATATCACTTTGGTTCATAAGACTCCATGTCGAAATCACCTAGGTCATCTAAGCTACTCTCAAAATCCATTGGAGGTAAGTTATTTTTACGTTGGTCTATAAGTTTTGATTGAGCTGAAGCTTGCTTTAATACACGTTCGTCTTTTGCTCTCTCAGCTTTATCTGTTTTCTGTAAGATAGTATCAGCCTCCATTCCTTTCAACTCCATGTTGATTTGGAACTCTTTATCCATCAACTGAGATTTAAGCGCAGCCTCAACTTGAAGTTGCTTAATAGCTAAGTCAGACTCAGTTTGTCTAACAGCCATCTTAGCTTGTGCTTCAGCTTGGATAGCTTGCATCTTAGCTTCAGCAGCCATCGCTTGAGACTCTTGATTAAGTTGTCCTTGCATTTGCATTTGAACATCCTCACGCTCTTGACGTTCTTTCTGACGTTTCTTACGCTTAACTTTCAACATCTCGTTAGCAAGCTTCACGTTACGTATCATTCTAATATCAATAGCATCCTCAAGCTCAATGCTTTGTGTGCTAAGTGAAATCTGAATGTTTTGCTCAAGCATTTGTTTCTGCTCTTCGTCTGGAGACATTTCAATAAAGATACCAAAGTTGTACAAGTACAATTCTTTAATCTCTTCAAGTATTTTCATGTTATACTTACCAACCTTCATTGCGAAATCCTCAGCCATGTCAGAGTACTGAAGAATATCAGCAATACGTAACGATACGCATTCAGCTAAAGTCTTAGTAATGTACATGCTAGCATCAAGTATGTGGCGAGTAGCTACGTTACTGTTAAGTGCAGCAAGTTTCTGTAATCCAACCAATGCATCAGGATCTGGAGTAGAAGCATCTCTAGCCTCGTTAAGTCCAGTAACGTCACGCAACATATTTAAGTTATGGTTGTAGTCTGAAACCAATGACTGCATCTTATCGAACGCAGAGCTTGTATTCAACTGCTGAATCGGAACTCTAGCATTGTTAAACTCTCCATCTTGAGTAAAGCTACGTCCAATTACGGAACCAGTTTGGAAGTATAATCTTAATGCATCCTCTGGAGTATATGCAGCTCCTGTGCCTAGGTCTACTTCATTAATACCATCAGCATCAATAAATACCCCATCAGGAACTATACGTGACTTAACTTGTTGTAACTTCAAGTGAGTCATTTGAATCTGATCAGCAAAAGGAATCATACGTCTAACTAAAGACTCAATAACACCTTTGTACATTCTAGGAGCACAAGCAATATAGTTTGGATATGCATGTTGCATGGAAGATTTTTCTCTAACCATGTTTTTAGACATCTCCCACTTAATCATTTTTTGAGTACCCATAATCATGATACCCTCGTACCAAACGTCTTTCTTAACTCCAAGTTTCTCGAAGTTCTCGTTTGGCTCAGGATTGAATGAAGAATCTTTTTTGATTACCTTCTCTCCACCTGTTGACATTTTCTTTTTCTTGTATACAAACTCCTTAGTGGTTTTGTAGTTAAAGTAAAGTAATGTAATAATATCTTTTTGGAATATATCATATCTACGCATTGATGGATAATTCTCCGACCATGCAGCAGACATGCTACGTATTTCTTCTAATTCTTTATCTGTTAAATCTGGATTGATTTTAAGTAACTCATTGATATGAACCATCTTAACTTCACCCCAATAGAAACAATCGTCAAAGTATGGATCTTCAGTGTAGCTATAAACAACATTAGCAGGATCGACGTAACGTAATCTTACTCCGTCTCCCTTTAAGAATTCATGCTTACCAATACCAATCCCTAGAACTGTCATGTCGTAGTTGATACGGTCTCTGATTTCATCATACTTGTTCTCAAGCATGATAGTATCAATAGCAACCTCCTCAGCAATCTCGATAGCAGGCTTGTAGTTTAACTGCATGTATAAAGATAACTCATCGTCATCCTCAGGAAGTTTATCTGGCTCAACGTTAAACGCATCAATACCAAACTGCTCCTTAGTCTGCATCAAGAAATCTTTAGCGATCATGTCAGCTTCAATCATATCTTGAAACGCATTTCTCTTCTCTGCTGAGATAATATCTTGTGAAAACGCTTTGATTGACATCTCTCTGTCTCTCATTCCGTTAACAACAATGTCAACAAATTTAGGTATAATTGGAACTGGAGTAAAGTCTAAGTTTAAGTGAGACAAGTCTCCATCCGTTGACATCTCATTTTTGTACTTAGATATAGGTTGCTCCGCACGAGCATATAATCTCCTTTTATGGAATTCAGCCCATTGGTCGTAGAATCGACAACTACCGCCTCTTCGCTCAAACCATTCCATTGAAATGGCGTTACCAACTTGTCTACCATACTCCATCGTTTCTTTCTGAACATCAGGAACAAGCTCGGATGGGAACGCTTGATACGGAATCTTTACCTCTATACTCATTTAGTTAATCTTTCAATTTTCAAAATTACGATTAATTTCTGACAATTTTACTCGTTGTACCTGTATTATCGTACCTAGGAAGTCTTATCGTCAGTTTAGGTTTCTCTGATTTACTAACAAATGCATGTCTATTTGTAGCCATGATAGCTAATCCACTACTAATGGAGGCATCATGTTTAGTTCTGTTGTTAATATCGAATCTAGCCCAGTCTTCTAGCGTTCTAGAGAAATACATCTGACCTACTTCTTCTGGGTCACGATATACTCCTTCCGTATCTATACCAACGTACTTCTCAATATATGTCTCAATACCACTAGCGTGAGCTTGCTTAACGTCTTCAGAACTGTTAGGTATACCACCTAACTCACGCTCTGTTTTCGATAGCATGTTAATCTTTTTATCTGGACGGTTAATGGAGAAATTCCTGTAACCTCTGTTCTTAAAGTGATACAGTAAACGCTGCTTGTTATTCTCAATTAATATCGGCATACCGTAGAATACGCAAGCCATCAACACTTCCTCAAAGAAAATTTCAGCTGTCTGTGGTCTAGCAATGTACTCCAAGAAAAAGAAGTTACTTGGCGCATCGTCAACAGTAAATCCTGTCTTGCCGTGAAGTGCTCCGTTGGAAGCACGTCCGTCTACAGTACCAGATATATCGTAAGGGTCACATCCAAACGCACCGACGTGATCATTGCCTGGATAGAATACTCCGTTACGTTTAATAACGTTGTTTCTCATTGTTGCTGGAGGCATCCACGAAACAGCAAAACGCCCTCTGACATCTGGAGTCCATATAACCTCAGAATCTTGCTTACCGTCGCGCCAATGGAATGAACCTCGTACAACCACTTTATCTCGTATTAGAGACTCGTTGTAGTCTACTTGCTGGTATATCTTCGTTAAGTTGAAGATACTCGCTTTAGACTCATCTCTGAACGCGTGCGACTCTGTTCTAGGGAACTGTCTGTACCATTCATTTAACGCATCAGGATCTGATTTAAGAGACTCAACCTCGTTGTTCCAATAAGATACAACACCTTGAGTTATCCACTCACCGTCAAGTCCTTTAATCGGTTCTTTAGGATCGTCTATTACAGCGAACCCGTATTCATCAAGATATCCCTCAAAATTGTAGTCCATCGGGATGAATAGAGAATATAATCCGCTCTTCGTTTGACCATTCTTGTTCCTTTTCTTAGGGTCCGAATCATAATATAAATCTTTGTAATTTTGTCCTCCTTTTAATAATGCGTTTGCTGTCGAGCCCATCATGCACTTTCCTGTGATACGCGATCCTAGACGTAAACATGTTTTACGTACACGCCAACCGTTAAGTATATTGTTTGGTCGCTCTAATTTGGCAGCCTCATCCTCAACTAAGAACAATAGCTTTTCACCATCATAGGCGTTCTCGTCTGTATTTTTCCAGTCAATTGACGTGTCCAATCCTTCGACCTCATCAACGTTAGACTCTTCATACATATTCTTTTTAGTAATCCTTGAAGCAGGCAGCCTAAACGCTAGCTCTGTTTTAGGATTGTCCATACCATCTTGAACAGGTTTGAAGAAGAATGGATAGTTCTTTACAATTGGAACAACCTTATCTGTAAACATCTTCTTAGCATCGTTACCTGTCTTAGAGCAAATACCAAGTCGCGCATCTTTTGAGATGGTTCCTATGTTAGAAGTTTCTGAAGCTGACATAAACGAGAATCCTGAACGTCTATTCTTTAGATAGATCATCCCGAAACATCTGTTATCAGCTTTACAAGCTTCCCAGTATATGAAGTAAATTCTATTTGATTCACGGAAGTCAGGTAAACCAACATCAATCTTAGACCAATTAAGGTACATGTAGTGACTTCCAGTGACGTATGTCTTCTTATTCTTATTAATGAACCAATGACCCTTCTCTCTTCTATCAAACTCCTCGTCAATATAGTCAACGTACTTTAACTTGAATGGGTTGTCTTTACGATTCCAATCGAATATAGTCTTGAGTCTAGATAGTTCTTGTGGTATTGGAGTAGGCTTCCACTTGCTGTTATTGTTCTCCACTTTGTCTGGAGCTTCAGGTAACGCAATGTAAAGTCCGTTGATGTGATAAATCTCACCTATAGTACCGTCCTTTGATATGATAATCAAATCATGTTCAGCGTCATACCCATAATTCCACTTCTTAAGTTTATTCTTACGGGTTTTGAGACCTTTGTCTACGTAGTTAGGTGCTATCTCGTACAGTGGCATACTACTTACCTTTTGCTTTTCGTTCAGCGAAACTTGACGGAGCGATTACATCTGCACCGTTCTCTAACGCTTCAATTTCTAATTCCTCTAGCTGAACTCTATTAAGAATCTCTAGCGCATCAAATATAGCTAGCTTCTTTGACTGAGCGGCTCTAACTAACTTATCAGCAGCTAACCCATCTTCAGTCGTATTGTCAGCATTTAATCTGCTGTGTATAAGCGGTTCTTCTGCAATCTTGATTAACTCGTCGACTGCTGTTCTACCTGCCTTGCAAATACGTTTCTTCTTGTTGATTATTGATTCTTCCATACCAAGTTTCTTTTATACATTCTGTACATTAACTTACCGTTAATCTTAAACTCGTATTCTGAGTCTGGCTGAAATGAAACCTCTTCACCTGCACTAACCATTGGGTCTGAACTGTACGCTATCTTTCCGTACAGCTTTTTAAACGATCCCATGTTATCACTTGCAATTGGTTCTACGAACATGTACGGAGAAGGAGCCATCCAATCGCCTCCTGGCTTCTTGTATAAGAACAACTCAATATCCTCCACAACATAGTAATCCTCAAAAACATGAGCGGAGCCGCTTTTCTGACGACCCTTCATGTCAAAGAATTTTCTAAATACATTATGGTGTACAATGACCTCGTCCCCAACAGAAATCTCTCCGTTGTAGTCATGTGGAACAGCAACTACTATTGCGTATCTGTTTGTGGCTTTGTGGTCCTCTTGCGATGTACTTAGTACAAGCTTCTTACCTTCGCCAACATCTTTAACGTTATCGTATCGCTTTCCACCTTTTGGCTGAACCAAGAAGTGAAATATTGATTTCATATCAAAAGTCTATATTGTGCTCTACAGATATAGGAATTGTCACTGTGAATGTCTTCCACAGCAACACTTCTTCGTTGTCGTTCTTAATGTAGATTAAATAATCCCCATCAAAATCACGTACAATAGAAGATATTCTATGAGAATTTCCTAAAACATCTTGACCTACAATAAAATGCATTGCATTCTTGTAATCTGGACCAACTGATATTTTACGAATTAAACTCATTTCTCAACTTCTCCTGTAGCTAGGTTAATTGCTTTAGCTTCGTACTCTTCTTTGAGTTCGTTTTCAATAGCAATCAACTCTGCCTTAGCCTCGTTTATAGCGTCTTTGATTTCGAATTTACGCTCTGTAATCATCATCTCATGTAATGAAATATCAGCTAACTCTGAACGCAATCCTTGAAACTTTGAATGAGCAGATCTTAATTTATCTAAGCTCTCTTGTGGTAATTTTTCCATTTTAATTAAATTTATTTCTGCAAATATAAGAAAAAAGGCGATTAAACAACCGCCTTAATACCTAAACTTCTTATTGAGTCTCCTGCATTGACAACATTAGCGGATAAAATGAGGTACTGATTAACAGACCAATCTATCGTTAAGTTAACTGGTGCAATGGAAGGAGATACAATTTCGTCATTGAGCATTGAAGCTCCAGGGTTTAATACATATGTTCCAGCTGAAGTAACGCAAAGTTGCATGAACTTGTTTACAAATAACTGAGTAGTTCCAGTTGTTAGTGTTCCTATTGCTGTACCTACAGATGCATTAGTCGTGTTTAAACTCATACCGTATGTTGCTCCGCCTAGCGATCCAACTTTCTCAAATATACCTCT